ATAGTAGTTATCATCTAAAGCAAAATCTTCCCAAGTATATCCTTCAACTGCTTGTACTTCTGTTTCATCTTTTGTATCTTCAACAACATCTTGTTCATCTACATCAACATTCCAAGAAGTTAAACCATAGTCTTCTAATAGGTCATTATACTTGTCCGAATATTCGTCCCAATCTACAGCGTCCCAATCAATAGTATCCCAATCAATAGTATCCCAGGTACAATCTGAACAACCAATGGCGTCAAAGTATGCTTGATCCATTTCTGCATACATTTTCTTTGCGTCATCCCAATCCATAGTTTGTTCACCTTCGGCATCCCAAACTGAAATCTGGTTGTCTTCATCTATATAACCCCAATCTTTTAAATCATCTTCCCAAGAATCATAATAAGATGTATCAACTTCTTCTACTTCAACTAATGCTGTTTCTTCTGCTGACTTTGTTTCAATCATTGTATCTGCTTCACTAGAAGATAAATCTGTACCAACAATTGTATTACTATCTTCTACTATACTTGCTTCTTCATTAATTAAAGCCTCTTCCATTTCTTGTGCTTCTTGTTCGTCTTTAGACATTTCAGATTTTGAATCTATATCACCAAAATGTTTTGCTGTTTCTTCTTTTATTTCATCTTCAAATTCATCTAACTCAATAATGTCTGACTTATTAGTCTCTATCTTTGGAGGAGTTGGTGTTAAGTCGTTTGATAAAACTGTCACTGAATTGTAAGCGTTAGTTATTGTTTGAGAACCTGCGTCATTGGAGACCGTTACCGACCCTACTGCACCATCACTATCTGGTAGTAAAGTAATTGTAACCTCACCACTAGTGTCAACTGTTCCTGAAAAGGCAGTACCTTGTACTGTAATTGAGGCAAATCCAGCATTGATGTTAACTTCACCACCTAAATTAGATACCTGTCCTGATTCATATGTAAATGTACCAACGTTAACTGATATGTTCATTGCCAATTCAATTGGTACAACCGATGTATCAAAAGCAAACTCATCAATTATTAATTCTGTATTTGGTCCCATTGTAAATTTAGTATTATCAAGGTAATGAATAATCATACCACCATCTTCACCAGTTTGGAGGAAATCGTTCATCTGCAACTCATAACCCATTGCTGTATTTTGAGTTTCTCCTTCTCTTTCGTTCCAAGTAGTACCCATTTGGCCTATGACTTCGCCAACTTTAGGACTTGTTATTTGTGATGATGAAATACTAGTACAGAAAAGTACCAGAAAGGTAATAAAAAATAAAATTCTTTTCATTTTTAACATCCATTGGAAACCGTAGCCGTAACATCAGCTGATTGTGTGTTTCTATTAAATGAATAGGTACAAGAATCTGAACCGTTTTGTGCAAAGTTTAATGTGTAATCGTAAATTGAATCACCTGATATGGTAACTTGACCTGTGTTACCACCACCTGTTTGGTCAAAATTTATTACCGAACCATCTGTATAAAGATAAATCTTGGCAGTATTATTTCCACCTGCCATATGTAATCTTATTGTATTACTATCTCCAGATATGTATGTTCTTAAATAGTTACCGTCACCTAATATCAACATTGTATCTCCATATGGATCAGTATCGGCACTAGTATAGCTAGAGTGAATATCTAAAATATTTGAACTACCTATAATATCGTGGAGTTGATAGTTACCTGTACCGTATGATGAAGTATGTAATCTATTGGAATTCCCAATAATATAAATGTCTGCTGTAGCGCCTTCACTACCTGAACTATCTGCAAATTGTCCGTGTGATGTTGTTTGTGGACCAATAGCCTTGTTAGAGTTTGTATTAAATCCTACTGAATCAGTTGTACCATAAAATTGTACATCATTTGAATCACCTGACATAAGAACATATAAGAAGTGATTATCACCTTTATTTCTTACCCAAAAAGTATTTGAGTCACCTGTAATATCTAAATCAACATTGAAATTTGCTGTATCATTTGCCCAAGTATCATAATCTACTACGTTTAAGTTACCTGTAATATCGTGGTCTAAATAATGTCCAGTAGCATCCGTATCATCACTATCTATTCTTAATTTATTACCATCACCAGTTGCTGTATAATCTAAAGTCATATTCTCACCTTTAAAACTCACGTGATTTGAATAATCTGTTACGTTATTATTACCTATTTGTTTAATAATGATTGTGATGTTCTCTCCATCTACTTTAAATGGATATGATGTAGAATACCCTACTGTATTACCAGTACCATCTTGTTTGATAAAAATTGATCCGTCGCTATCTTGGTTGTCTTGTTGAATCCAAACGGAATTGCCTGCGAAACTGTTAGTTAGTGTCGCTAGAAGAATCACTATTGACATCATTATTTTTCTCATCTGTATTCTCCTCTTGTTCTAATTTTTTTAATTCTTCTTTTTGTTTAAGATAATCTTCATAGGTTTTCTCTTTTTTCTTCTCACCTATATCCACATGTACACCTATTTCAACATCATTTGTATGATCTATATAATCTTTAATCTCTGGTATTGTTACTTCTTCTATTTTATATGCCCATAAATCTTTTATAATACCTTTGTGTATTAAATCTACTACACCTTTTTCAATTGCTTTTCTTATTGCAAAGGTCACTGGTTCGTTTCTAGCATAACCAGCTTCAATCTCTACTAACATTGTATCTGTATCAAAATATTTAAATACATCTGATCCAAAAGCTGTAGAAACTATAGTCTTTTCAATAGTAGTCACTATAACTACCTCACCTGTTTGTACATTAACCAATCTTAATATAACTGTAACAATATCTTGTCTGTATTGTTTATTAGCTTGAATACCTAATACTCTTGCACCTAATCCACCAGATTTAATATCACTATCATAACCTACTATACCACCTGTGATATATGCACCTGCGAATAACAATGGTGGTAATGGTTCTGCACCTTCTCCATTAATTTGTTGTCTTGTAGACCTAATTAGTTTTCTTTCTTGTAATAGACTTGGTAAACTTGTTCTCTCTACAACTCTAAACCATTTGCCATCACCTGCGTCTTGTAAAGCTTTAATTAATAACTGATATGATCCTTGAGTAACTGCTGTACTCATTGAGGCAAAGTTACCACCTGGTTTCTTTTGACCAGTCATATCAACAAAGTCATAGACAGCAATTATAATAGGGTCACCACTAGGTGCCTTAATTTCTGTTAAATCTTTATAAGCAACCTTTTGTGTTCTTATATCAAAATTTACTTTGTTTGAACCAGCACATCCAACTAACAAAAATGTTAGTAATATTACTGATAATATTCTTATCATTACGAATTGTCTTCCTTCGGCATAGTAAATGTTGTTACGGTGCCATCTGATTCAGTTACAGTTACGCTTACAGTATCATTTGATCCTGTAGTTGTTGTTGCCCAAGTTATCACTTCACCACCAACTGGTGATGTAAATGTTCCAGAGTCTTGTTGTAGACCATCTGTACCAAAAACGTTATCTGTAAGTTGTTTTGCTAAAGCAGTATAAAATCTTGCTTCAACATTTGCTTTGAATTTTGCAACAGAAGTTGCCTTTGCGTCAGCTATTAGTTTATCAGCTGCCGCTTTGTTAGCTGCTTTGATTGCGTCTTTTCTAGTCTTCTCTATGTTCTCTATCGTTAGATAGTGTGATGATTTTCCCACTCCATTAAATGATGGACTGTGAAATTTAAAACCTAATTCACTTGCATAGGTACTAGAACAGAACAATAATGTTATTAAAATGGTTGATAATTTTTTCATATTCCCTCTATTTTACACCAATATTTATAATAACAGTGTGTTAAATTATCAAATTTCTTTGTGGGAATCGTATAGGAGATGATGGTTATTTACTAGTCAACTTATTAATTAGTTCAAAGGCTACTTTTATCTTCTCTTCCAGTACCTTAATTCTATAATGTGCTTGTGCTAATGTAACTATTAAAAGTATAAACGCCACGAATATTGGCCATAACCTTGCTAACATTAATACTGCTTCTGAATCCATAATTATTTAATTATCTTGGAGGTCCTCCCAAAAGGGCAAGTAGAATCATTAGAATAATTAATATTCCTGTAAAATAGTAATTCATCCTGGCGTTCTCCATAGTTTTTTATCCTCATATTATTATACATCTATTTATATATCTTCTCTGACAATATGCTTTCTTAATGCTCTTACTAGTTCTTCGGTTTTATCTACAACAGCATTTAAACCTTTATCTTGTATTCTCATTTTTATCATTGCTCTAACTAATTCTTCAATTTTATCTATGATAGAAATTAAAGATTTGTCTGTGATATAATGTTTTTTTTCTCTTAACTTATCATATTCTTTTAATGGAATTGTGACAGTTCTTTGAGAACTCACCTCGTCTTCATAGGTGGTTGCATTTGCTCTTTCTTGGTCGTCTGTTATATGTACCATAATTTACCTCACTCTTTTTCTATTATTTATATGTGCCTTCTCAACTAGTTTTTTATTTTGACCATAGTATGTTACAGCATGTCCTACTTTACACATTAATTTATTAACAGATTTACCATCAAGCCATACATCACCAAGTATTCTTCCAAACTTACCTGTTTCGGAATTTCTGTATGTTTTGATTGAAATCTTTGTTGCTTTTTTGATTTGTTCTTGTAAGAATTTTTTAGATTTTAGTCCGTATTTCTTCTCAACTAAATCTCTTGTTCTAGATTCTGGTGTATCTATACCAAACAATCTAACTCTTTGTGCAAATAGAATATTAAAACCCATATCCAGTATTACATCTATTGTATCACCGTCTACGATTTTTGTTACTCTTTTAACTCTGTAATTGTAATCAGTTTTATCACCTAATTTAGCCATAATATACCTTTCAATTTTATTTATGCCAATAATAAGGGTTGACCTTATCAGCAAACTTATTAATTTTATAAATCAAATAGATGAAAAAAATAATGTAACCTCCTAAAATGTATAACATTATTCATATCTTCCTTTTATTTTTTAAACTTAGCTGCTTCTTCTGAACCACCAGTAGCAGTTCCTTTTGTATAAGAGTGAGCACCCATACCTGCAAGGTCTCCATCTTTAACTATTAGATATTCATTTCGTATATCTTCTTTATCAAAAAAGCATTCTAAAATTTCTCTAACACCATCTGCATATCTAGCCTGTGCTGATAGTGAAGTACCTGAAGTGTGTGGAGTCATACCATGATTAGGCATAGTTCTCCAAACATGGTCATTAGGTGCTGGTTGAGGAAACCAAACGTCTCCTGCATAACCACTTAATTGACCTGACTCTAACGCTCTTGCTATAGCGTCCTTGTCACAAATCTTTCCTCTTGCTGTGTTAATTATATATGCACCCTTTTTACATTTACCAATCAGTTCATCATTAAACATATGCTCTGTTTCTGGATGTAAAGGACAACTTATATTAATTACATCACATACTGCAACTAATTTCTCAACTGAATCATGATAAGTTAAATTTAATTCTTTCTCTTTATCTGCTGACAATCTATGTTTATCAAAGTAGTGTAAGCATACATCAAATGGTGCCATCTTTCTTAACATATCATAACCAATTCTACCAGCTGCAATTGTTCCTATGTGCATACCTTCCACATCATAAGACCTTTTAACTGCGTCAGCAATATGCCAACCACCTTCGTTAACTATTTTATATTGATTGTGATAATCTCTTACTAAAGATAGTATCATCATAACTATATGTTCAGCAACTGACCGTGAGTTACAATAAGTCACTTCAACTACATCAACTTTATGATCCATAGCAGCTTGTAAATCTACGTGGTCTGAACCAATGCCGGCTGTGATAGCCATCTTTAATTTTGGTGCTGACTCTATTCTTTTTCTATTTAAATAATATGGCCAGAATGGTTGTGATATAACTACGTCTGCGTCAACTAGTTCTTTGTCTGCTTGACAACCTTCAGCGTCTTTATCCGAGGTTACAACCAATGTGTGTCCATTATCTTCTAAAAATTTTCTTAAACCTAATTCTCCTGATACACAACCAAGTAATTCTCCTGGTGTAAAATCTCTTCCTTTAGGTGTTGGTAATGACATACCATCTGGATAATTTCTTAATACTGGTAAGTCTTTGACTGGATATGATTTTGGCATACCGTCTTTTGGATCGTCATATAATATACATAATATTTTCATAATCTATTTTTTATTCCTCTTTTTTATGTTTTCCTAATATCTCTACTATTTCCCAAGAACCATCGTTATAATGATGTACTCTTGCGTCAACTAAATCACACATAAATGCTAATGATTCACCATCTATCTTGTAAGTGATACCATTTATTTCAACACTGTCTGTATCAGCTGCTTTATTTCTCCACTTCTTCTCTACTTCTCTTTTAGTCTTTAAGCAATCGGACATTGAGTTAGCACCTTTATGGTCTATCAATGAACCATCTGCAAATACACAAACAGCAAAAACTACTTCTGGTTTTTGTGCGTCTGCTTTAGCAGTACTGAAACCAATTGCTAATAAAAAAACAACTACTATTGCTGTTGCCCATTTCTCCCAAATGTTATGAAATAATTTCATGTTTTTCTCCCTATCTTATTGGCGGTACATACATAACGCCACCGTTTTTCCAAAGATTATTTAATCCTCGTTCTAATTTAAGTGGTGTATTAGGTCCTACATTTCTATCAAATGATTCTCCGTAATTACCAACTTGTTTTATAATATTATAACCAAATTTCATACCAAGTCCTAACATTGGACCGATATAACCTTCAACACCTAATATTCTTTTAATTTCTTTTGACTTAGCAGTTAACATCATATCCACATTATACATTGTGATACCTGCTTCTTCAGCGTTAACCATAATGAAGTGTGTCCATCTAACTACATCTTCCCACTCTTGGTCACCTTGTCTTACAAGTGGACCTAATGGTTCTTTTGATATAATTTCAGGTAACACCATCCATTTACTAGGGTCGTCTGCACCTGCTCTAGCACTTGCTAAACCAGAGGCGTCTGTTGTGAATACATCACAATCACCACCAAATAATTTTGCTTTTGCGTCTTTGTTATTTTCAACATATATTGGTTTATATGCCATGTTATTTTCAGCAAAGTAATCATTTAAATTTAATTCACTTGTTGTTTCTGCTGTGATACAAACAAACGCACCATTTAATTCTTTTGCACTCTTAATATCCAAATCTGTTGGTATTAAAAATCCTTGACCGTCATAGTAATTAACACCTGCAAATTCAAACATCAAGTTAACATCACGACTAATTGTCCAAGTGGTATTTCTTGCAAGTAAATCAATATTACCAGAAGCTAACGTTGGAAATCTTTGAGCTGCATTTAAACCTACAAATTCTACTTTACTTGCGTCACCAAATATACCAGCTGCAACTGCCTTACAGAAATCTACATCTAAACCACTCCAATTTCCTGCGTCATCTTGAGCAGAGAAACCAGGCAAGCCTGCATTAACTCCACATATTAAATAACCTCTTGCTTGTACTTGTTTAAGTAAACCTGTTTCTGTTTCAGTCTTAAAACTCTTTGTCGTATTACAACCTATTAAAAATAAAGTTGTAATTAATAATAATAATAATTTTTTCATATAATTCATCCTATTGAGTTAATACTTCTGTCTTCTTTTTCTTTTTCTTTTCTGTTAATGATTTAGCAGTACCACCCAACTTCAAACTACCTGATTGGTCTGGCATTTTATTTTTAATACTAATAATATTACCAAACTCATCAACTTCTGCCATAGATGGACCACAAATAACTCTACGACCATCGTGTAATTTTTCAATCTTTCTTTTATCTTTCAAACAATCCATTAGTCCATCATACTTAACAAACTCGCTAGATGTATTAGTCACAATAAACATTGTAATAATAGTAACTAAAGCTGTTGCTCCCATGTCTTATTCTCCTTTTTTAGTATAGCCGTTTTTGGCCTCTCTAATTTTGTCCTTTAATTTTTCTAAATCTATCAAAACCTTTTCCATATCCGTCTGTAATCTCTCAATGTTCACCTTATTATTCATCATACCTTCAAGTTGTTTTGATATAGCTTCCACTTGTCCGCTCAAAAATTCTATCAACATAAATTGCTCAGAATCAGCCGGCGGAGAACCTAAATCTCCCCTTGGCCACTTGATCCTAAATTCGTTATTCTTTTCTATATCACCTGTTAATCTTTCACTTGCTTGGTTTAAATCTTTTTCTAATAAAGTTGTATTGGTTTCCAATTTATTTATCCGCTCAACTACACCAAAATAGGACCATACTCCAAGGGCCACGGCTCCGATTATGGCAATTAGATTTTTCATTGGCATGCTTACTGCCGATTCACTTGATACTCTTATCTCATCTTTTCTCATATACTATCCTTTATTGTGCGTCATAATAAGTTTTAGAAAGTTCTCCACGCTCAACTATCGTTCCTTTTTTTCTAGTTCTAGCATAAACTTTTACTGTACCACTACCTGGTTTAGTATAAGTTCTTATTCCACCAGAGAAAACAGAATTAGCTCCAGCACCTGAATCTGAATATGTATTAGCTGCCGTAGCAGTATTCTCATATTGCCAAATACTATTTGAATTTGGTACATCTACCCATGCCATTATTTTTTCTCCTCTTCCTTATCTGGATTACCTTCGTAATACTCTTTGTATTTATCCAACAAATCATTTGTGATTTTTAGTTGGTTTCTTATCTGTGCGAAATTTTTTGCGATTAATTGGTAATCTTTATCATTAAGGCCAAAAAGTACTGGATCCAACCCTTGTTCTTCCATCTTTTTAAATACTTCCTCAGCATTTGAAGACGTGATTATGATCCAATGTATTTGTTCTAACTGTAGAGGTGTTGGTTTGGCTAGGTTTAATTCTTGTCTAGGTACTTCTTCCTTAAATATTTGTAACTTCTTTATAGAAGAACAATTAGTAAGGAATGTAATTAGGATTAGCGATACTAGGACATTCAGAATTAATCTCTGACTTCTTTGTGGCATTCTTTTCTTCCTCTGTTAGAGGTGACCCACTTGCGATCTCAATACATCGTGTAGCTTTGGCACCTGCCTTGTTTATAATTCGTTCAATGACCTTCGTCTTATCAATGGCCAATTTACCTATGTCTCTATTCTTTTTGTTAAATCTTTTGTCTAACTCGTCTAGGTCTTTTTTTAAATTAGTAACCAACTCATTCATCTTTTGGTTGGCTTGTAATATTTCTTGAAAATCTTTCTTTTGATTCTCAATTAAACTTTGTTGGTCTGCAATTGCTGACTCTAATTTTACTGCGTTCTCTTTTAATATAACGTTGTCTTTTTGCAACTTCATTACGTAGGCACCAGCGCCCAAAAGAGCGCTTAGTATAATGCCTATAAAAAATAATCTAAAACCCATGATTTATTAATCTTTCTTTAAAATCGCCCAAGCTCCATAAGCTATTGCTGCCCAAGCAGCTATCTTAGCAAGTGGACTAAAAAATAAAACCACAACACCTAAACCGATTAATACTCCACCGTGTAAAGATGTTAATTCTTTAACTCTTCCTGTGATAAAACTTAACATATGTTTTCTCCTTTTTTTTATAGTATTAAATGAAATTACAATGCTTTCATTTTAGCGTTCACCTTTCGGTGTTTTCTCCAAGCTAAAAAACCAAACGCCCTTAATGTCCAGTACGTTAAATAGTTTAATAGATGGAAACCATTAACCTCAATGTTTATGTCTCTGAAAATTCTGTCTGCCTCTGATTTGTCTAATAATAGTATTTCACCTTTTTTAGCACCAACTTTTCTTAAAGCTGAAAACTTATAAGCATAATCATGTACTAGACCACCAATAAGTAATACACCTACTGGAGATAAAAACGAAGCAAGAAATTTTGGTACACTTGCACCATCAAAAACAAAACCTTCTGGTATAATGTAATCTTGTCCGTCTAATTTGTATTTGAAATCTCGTGATACTTTCCATGTTCTTACTGTTAATATCCACAAAAGTACTGCACCAAAAAAACCTTTATCTTTAGTTGGTATTGTGATTGGTTGCATGTGTGGCATTTCTTCATAAGAAAATCTTCTATCTCTGCCTTTTAAATTAACTCTGTCTGATATGTTTATCAGAAATCCTACAAGTATTAATACTCCTAGTACTGTAAACTGCCAGAATTTTGTCGCTAGTTGAATAAATAACTCTAACATTTATTTCTCCTTATTATTTTTTAAGTACGCCTTTTGATACTAGGTACTTGTGTAGTGCTGTGCCTTCTTCTTTTTTCATACTGACCATTGGTTTAAAGTTTCCTAAACCTGGACCTCTTTGACCAGCTTGTGTAGCAGCAGCAAATTCTGTAACTATTTCCCCACCATTTTTTTTACGATAAGATAAAACTTGATTATACTTACCTGTGAATACTACTTTACCAGCTTTATCTTTTACTTGGTAAGTTTTATTACTATCTTCTTTTATTCCGTGAAATTCTTGATAACTTTTAAGCATTGTATTTGTCCCTAAATGTTTTATATTTTTTTGTTTGTTCTTTAATTTCTGTTTTAGGTATTGTTAATTCATCTATCTTAACTTCTATACTATCAATTTTATCTAACACACCTTTTAACATCATACTATTATTGTCGGCACTCTCTTTAATTTTTTTCTTAAACGTTTCTGGTTTAGCTAACGCCAAAGGGTCTCGTCTACCCATTTTTTCTAATTCTGATTTCTTTGTATGAACAGTATTGTCATCACCTGTTCCTGCAACAGCAGTGCCAGTAGCATTTGCTGGAGCGTCTTCGGCCATCTTATTGATGATTTCATCCATCATTTTTTTATAGTGTTTAGTCATAATCGTACTCCGATATTAATTCTCCATTTCGTTCAAATACATCTACACCAAAACAATTAATAGCTGGTGTATCTTGTATGTTAGGTATATTTATGTTTTCCGAGAGCATAGAATCGTATTGATTTGTTTGTTTTAGGTATGTGATAACAGCGGATTCTATTACCAATTGATGTTTTAGATATTGTTTATTTTCTTTAAATAAAAGAGCGGCTGCCACTGCAAAAGAACCTAATGCTCCTCTAATTCCGACCTTTGCTAGTATTCTTTTTAGGTTGAATACAAATCTATGAAGTAGTGTATATGATCTCTTTTCTATTGGGCTTTGTATAGTTCTATATTTTCTTAATACTGTACCCTTGTCATCTATTATACCATATTTAAAAGCGTCATGCTTTTTAAATGGTGTTACTAACATCTTGACAATTCTATACGTTATTAATAAATCTACACCTCTATTCATTATAGTTCCCTTAGCAATTTTTCTATATTAGTATCTGTTTTAATTTCATTTAATTCATGTGGATATAAGTACTTCAGATATTCTAAAAATGTTTTTAATATACTCCAATATTTCTTATCTATTTTAAATAAGAGTATTACACAAGCAGCTTCAACTCCAAATACGTTTTGTAAAACTATTAGGTGGTTAACCACTAATCTTACTTTAAGATTACCTGTTACACTAAACTTACGAAATAACCTTTTTATATACCGTATTCTTTTAATATCTTCATAAAATTCCTTCTCATCTTCTAGAGTAGGATTATCATAATTATGTTGTGCAAAAAGCAACCAGTTATCTTTGGTTATTTCTTTAAACATTATCTACACTAATTTAGCGTAGACTTTTGATGTTCCTGTTTTTAATGTTTCGTACTTGACTTCCATTTTAAGGCCGCCCTCTTTTTTATGAGATATACCATCATCATTTATATCAGAACCATCTACATCTTTACCAAATCTTCCACCATGTTGTCGTACTTCTGCTGTAACTGTTCCGTTATCACCTTCCATATTAACAGGACTAACTTCTAGACCTATTTGGGATAACTTTGTTCTTAACTCATCAACTGCAAAAGCAGGTTTTAAATATTCTCTCTCACCAATTGCTCCTACAAATGCATTAACTCTTTTTAATACATCAGGATCATGTATGTTGTGAACACCGATAGCGCCGTCTTCTACGGCATTAACTTCAGGAGTTCCAACACCAGGTGCCAACTTCTCGTTTAAGTATTTCTTAAATGTTTTCATCTTTTGTTTCTTCCTTTTTATCTGTTTCTTTAGTTGATGTTTCAACAGGTTTTTTATCTGCTAATACATCTTCCTCAAAATCTTTTAAATCTTCTTCTTTTATAAATGATTTAAATTTCTTCATTTGTTTTTACCTTATTCAAATCCACTTTCTTGTGGGTTTGCTTTTTTCAATAGTTTTTCTGTTTGTTGTATAGCACCATTGATTGCATTTAAATTTGCTTTCATTTGGCCAACATTCAACTCAACTTGTTTAATTTTAGCGGAAAGATCATTAAATTCTTTAACTAATAATTCCTTTTCCTCTGTTAATACTTTTTCATCAATTATCATAATATATCTCCTATTAATTATATATTAAGCTACTACGTGACCACTACCGCCAATTACATACCAAAAACTAGACTTGTACATCATAGTTACTGACTCACCTGGAGCATTTAATGTAACCGTTGTACCTTGTTTAAAGTTTGCTGGTGTTATTGCCACTGCATTTGTTCCACCTGTAGACGAATTTAAAATTGTTTTAACTTGTCCATCTGTAGAAGCAGCCGCTAATGAGGTTGGTGCTGTGTTTGAAGTAGCGTCAACCAATGTCACAGCTGTTGTTAAGTTCGCCGCTTGAGACGAGCCACTTGCTGTTATTGTTTGTGCTGTTTGTTTAAGAGCTATCCAACTTGGAATATTGTTGAATACATCTTCAGCTGATATTTTTTTGTTAATAGGTGTACCACTTGGGTCATCAATTACGTGAAATAAATCTGCTGTATCTAGAGCGTTACCTAAATCGGTAAGCTGTGTTACTTTTTTGTCTGCCATTTTTTCTCCTTTTAAAACCCTTTTCGGGAATGCTACTGTAGGTAATTGCCTACATCAATTATTATATTATATAGGTGTCCTTTCGGACACCTATAATTCTTTTAGACTACGTATTAAACGTCTTATTCTGTAAATACAGCTTCTTCACCTGATTGAGGTGTGTTAGTTATATCAACAGCTTCACCGACACCATCGTTGATAGTTCCACCATTTAGGTCTATTGCGTTAGCCCCTATAGTCAATTTATCGCCTGGTGTTTGATCGGTATCCATAGTATCTGTGTCTGCACCGTAAATTGTTGAAAACTGAAGTTCATCACCAGTGCTATTCTTCCACACCATTTGAGCTGTTCTTCCAACACCATCACCCCAGTCACCACCAGCATTATCGTTAATTAAATTTAATTTTGGTGATCCTGTTACTGTAACGTCTTCGTCAAATAATACGTAAGCATTAACTGTTCCACCGCTAAGTGTAACTGTTCTATCTGTTCCAAATTTTATGCTAGTTATATTAGCCATTGTTTTTCTCCTTTTAATTGTTTTTTTATAAGCTTATAATATAAAGTTCTACTCTTTACAATTAAATTGTTAAACGTAGAAGAGCTCCTTCTAGTTAGAGACCATTGGTATACGTATACCAATTGTAGTCAAATCTGTTTATTTATTAAGCAACAACCGTTAATGATCCAGCAGCTGTACCTATACCAGCAGAGCTAGTAATAGTAGAGTTAGTGGATGTATTTCTATCCTTAACTGTACCGCCGTTTAAGTTCATTGCGCTTGCGCCTATTGTTAATACATCGTTAGCAGCTGTAGCAGCGTTGCCAGCAGCTATTACCAATGCAAATACCAATTCGTTTGTATTTGTACCACTAGCATAAGCTAGATTGTGAGGTCCACGGCCTGAGCCAGTACCTTGGTTTCCATTTTGTACTGCAACATATGGAGCACCTGTTACTGTCACGTCTTCGTTAAATCTAACTCTGACAGACATAGTGTAACCTGCTGATACATCAGCAGTTGTTGTAATCCATTCTATTTCAGTTATGTCAGCAGATCCCATAGCCGTAGCTAATTGTCCCACTGAAACTAAAACTTCTGGTGTTGCATTTGTATTGTCATTTCCTGACCATACAGAACCCGATTCTCTAACCCAGCCTGAAGCAGTAGCGTATACTTCCTTCTTCTCAGCCTCGGTCAAATTTTTGGGCTTAATATCGTTTCCCCATAAAGACATAATTCTCTCCTTTAAATTTAAATTTACTTTATTGTTATAACTTATACTATTTATAAGAAAAGTAGGCTAGAAACCTAACGACTTTAACTGTCGGATTGTGGATGTGGTGTTGGTATGGTAGATTCCTATACCACCTCTTTGTGTGAATTGGTCTACGTTTTTCTTAAAATCATCTATTAATACAGCAGGTTGGCCTTGTGACTTTGCGAAGCTCTGCTTTTGTATTCGTCTTACCAAGTTAATTCTGTTCATGTTGGATACGCCAACATTTTTTTTTAACCATTTTATTTTACCTGGTTTACAATTAGGATCATTTGGTGAATAAGCAGATAAGATATGTGGTTTATACCTTGATATAAAACTCCATAACTGTCTACCTCCAGGCATCCAAGGCATATCTGACCAAAATTTAGGAGTTTTTTTAATTATATTCCAATGTTTATCTGAATCAGATTGATTAAATGTAGTTCCTGTTACCTTCTTAGCAGCAGCCATAAAATCTGCAATGACACCGTCCATGTCACAATATATTCTAGGTAGTTGTTTTGCCATAGCAATACTTAACCTTTTTAAAATGAGTGATTTATTTTTGGATTCATTTCAACAGGAGATTTTGGTTCGCCAGTCATAGTTTTACCTTTTGGGTTAGCTAATTTCTTATCTCTCTCTGTTGTATCTAAAGGCACATTAGATGGCATGGCTTCTGTATCAGTTTTAACAGTACGTTTAACCATAGCTTCAGTTTTCATTTTGTCTCTTAAATGTTTGTAAGCAATACCAACTGATAAAGGAACTTCTCCTGTTTCTTTATTAGGCATTGGCTTAACAGCCTTATGTTTTTCATTTTCTAATTTCTGTTTTAATAATTCAACTTGACCTTTAAGTTTAATCATATCGGCTTCAGTTCCACCTTCTTTACTATCGCCACCTTCTTTACTATCGCCACCATCTTTAATTGCTCTAATCTTAGCGATCTTAACACCAGGTTTATTATCTTTTGCTATTGGTGGTATTTTTTTACTGTCTTCCGTTTTAAAATACTTAGCGTCTTGTTCTAATTTTTCTGTAGTTTCAGCCGCCTTTTTCCAATCAACATTTTCTTTAACTGTTTGTTTACTGTCAATCTTACTAAAGAACTCTGTCTTTTCTTTAGGCGTCATAGCACCAACACCGGCTCTACCAGTTTTGTTCAATTCTTTTTTGAACATTTCTTTATAACCAGATTCGTTTGTGTGGATATTCATTTGTTTTGCCATATCCTCTAAACTGTTTGGTTTATTTTTTAAATAATTCATTAGTTTTTATCTCCTCTTTTGTGTTTTAGCCATAATCTTTCTTTAATAGGTGAGGTATTTCTACCCATTTTATCTATTTTAAAACCTTTAGCTCTTAATTTTTGTGCCTTGTTTTGTATATCTTGTAAAGTTTCTCCATCTTCAAAGCCAGCATGTTTACCATACTTATCACTATAAGAAATTCTAAAATCTGATTTGCCTTCTTCTAATTCTTTTCCTTTAGGTTCATGTTCTGCTTTTCTCATGTAGTTTCTTTTCATAGCGGCCTTCATTGCTTTTTTCCAAACACTACCTTTTTTAGATGATGTATTAGCACCATCTTTTTCTTCTAATTCTTTTCCTTTAGGTTCAACTTCACTTTTTAATTGTTCAAATGTTTTACCTGTATCTATTGATTCATTGGCTCTTTTCAATGCCTTAGCAACACTTGGATGACTTGCTAAACCTTTTGCAAGTTTTTCAATTGCCTTATAAGCACCTGAATAATTACCACCTTTGTATCTAGGGTCATTTAATATACCAAATGCCATCTTGATTTGTTTGTCAGTATATTCTACTAGAGTTTCTTCTGTAGCAATTTTTTTGCCTTCTGGTTCTGGTAGTTTTTGATCGTTTTTGGACAAAGTCTTTAAATGTAGGTCTAATTCTTTAACCTTTTTCTTTTCTTCTAATTCAACTTCTTCAATAATACCCCTATTCTTACCAAAAGTTTTTGCACCATCTAACGATGGATGAGAACCTAATTCTTTAACTTTACCGTTTTTCAAATGACGCATTAAAAATTTATCTTGGCTACCACTCATACCAGAAGTATCACGCTTTAATACTAGAAAATAACCACCATCTGTTGCTTTTGCTCTAAAAACTATGTTTGCTTCATCTAATTTACCTGCCCAATTAATCTGATCGTCTTCTTCTTTAAATGGATTTACACTTGTTGTTTTCCATTTCATTTTTCTAACCATAAGTTTTGACATTGCACCACCTGAAACAAAAGGTATGTTATGTTTTTTTAGAATTTCTAAATTTTTATCATTAAATTTATCTAATATATTCATTAACTGTTTTGCTCTAGCAGCTGAAATCTTTCTACCTCTAAATGGTTCGTATTCTTTTTTAAGAACCTTTAACATCATTGGTGTTAGTGAATCAGCCACTTCATATAACATATCTTCTAATACTTCTTCTCCTAATATATCTCTAACAGTTTTAACTGAAAGTTTTAATCTCTTAGCAATCTTCTCAATACTATCACCTTCTTGATCGGCTGTGAATATATCTTTAATTCTACCTTCTTCTATATCTGCTTGTTCATCAATAGCCTCCATGAATTTAATAATGTCTTCGTCTGATTCTTCTTTGAATACTATGTCTTTAAGTATGTTAATTTTAGCAGCTGCAATTGCAACTTTAGTAGGCATATCCATTTTTTTAAGAATAGACTTAACTCCAGGAGTTACATCTTTCATAGTCTTCATAGCCCATGTGTTTTTTAAATTCTGTAGCTGCTTATCAGATAAGACACCCATTAGAGTACTCTCTAATATGTTTGGTACCTCTCCGTAGGCCACAGCCATTGTTTTTCTATATGTACTAAAATCTTTCATTTCTCTTTTTAATTGTGTTTATAAATCTTGTATCATCTTCGCTATCGTTTGATCCAACTTGATTTTCCACTCCTCCTTAAATCTCTGTTTATATTTATCTATTGTATCACTTGAAGAAGCCCATTTATTTACATCTTTCTCTGATATTTTGGTATTTTCCAAGCCAGGTTGTGTAGGATAGCCTCTTTTCTTAGCGTCCACAGGCGTTGCCTCTGGTGTTTCACCAGGAGTTACGTCTTTTGTATGGTTGGCATAGTCAGCACCTATCTCAAAAGATTCTTTTTCTAATTTTTTAACAATATCTTTCTTATATTCTTCAAATTTTTGTTTATATTTCTTTTCAGATACAGCCTCAAAACCATAGTCTACATTTAAATTATGTTCTCTAACTGCAACCTCTTTATCACTGGCGATTGGTATACAATCCCATATCCAGGCTTTGTGTAAATTGTTTTTATTATCTTCTAGTACAATATAATTTGTACCTTTTCTCTTAACTGTTCCTTGTATATCTTGTTTGGTGTAGTCTACCTTTTCTCCTATATTGAATATCATATCTCTTAAATAGAGGTCTCTTATCTGTTGTTGTCCAAATTCTTCCATGCTTAACATTGGTTTTTTGCCACCACCTAAATGAATATTAACTGAACTTTCTGGAATAGCACCTAGTCTCATACCTTTTCTAACATCTTTCATTAAATGGCTTGCGTCCACACCATTAGGTAACCCTCTTTTAAATCCTTCTAAATCTCCCTTAACAGCCGCCGCTCTCATTTTACTTGCACTCATACCTGAAGCTCCGTCTGCGTCTGGATCCCTTTCACCAGCTGACAACACATTAATGTTATCAAAGTTATAATAACCATGTCTTGATCTCTCATCGTTATACTTGTTTAATATAGTTTCAAATTCTCTTACTCTATCACTACCTACTACCATAAAGACCTCTGTATAACCTTTGTTATGTAGATCAGTAGCAATATCTAATATCATATTTGTTTTGTTAATCTCTATATTTCTTGCGTGAGAAGGAAACATCTTTTTCATATACGCTAGTTTCTGACTAGCAGATAATGGATTCTTTTTACTGTCTTCACTTCTACTTAAATAAATTTTGTGATCGTTTGCTCTTACTGATTTAACTTTTCTAATAAGTTTTTCATGACCAATAGTTGGTGGATTAAATCTACCAAATGTAAATGCCATAGATTTTCTTCTTCTAACTGCCTCGTGTACTGTTTCTGGTAAGCCAGCGTCTCTAACTGCTTTACCAAATTCATTATAATCTATACCAGCATGTTGAGCCGCCTTGTTCTTGGCGTCTTTCATACCTTGTCTTAAATATTTAAGATATAAATCTACACCTGCTTTCATTCTTGGTGCTTTGATTGTTCTTCTCATTAAATCATTCCAAGCACTAGCAACAGATTCTAAATTCATTTCATCTATTTGTTCTTTTGTTAAAGATTTTATTTCATCATCGGTAACTTTACCATCTTCTAAAACTTCTTTACACTTCTTATAAAATTTTAAGTAATGGTATTTTTCCAACATCTTATAGATAACTGCTTTAGGTAATCTATTTTTAATACCATATTTTCTTATTTGATCTGGTGTCATGTCACTATTAAATGCTGATCTTCTTTCTGCGTCAACACCATCACCTACTTTTACAATCTGTTCAATACTATCTTCTATTTCTTCTAATTTCTCATTAATTTTTTCTTGTAGATTTAAAATATCATCTGGTTTTAATTCAATTAATTCATGGTAATCTATTATATCTCTCTTTAATTCACCTTTAACTACATCTATTTCTTGTACTTTTCTTTCAAATTCTTTTACATATAAGTTTGTATCAAAAGAAAAATCTTCTGGTCTTTTAACAAACTCATCGTTTTCTATATCAAACACTGCGTCTGCTTTTTTATTTTGATCGTCATATGTTTTTTGATCTGTAATAAAATAATAATTGATTGGGTGTTTTGTGCCTGGTATTAATTTACCTTGTATGTTATCAGGATTACTTGCTGACAAATACTTTTTAGATAGTGTTAATCTTTGTTCTTCTTGGTCTTTTTTTGGTACATCAAACAATATATTGATGTCTAGATCAGCGTCATTTCTATATCGCTTAGTTAGAATTGATCCTATTAATGCTATCTTAATCACAGGATATTCCTCAAATTTTTTAATCTGATCTTGTATTTGTTTCTTGACACTAGGTTTCATTTTAGGGTCTTTAGTATCGGCCTTATCAAATACACCTGGCGCATATGTTCTACGAGGTATATCTATGATACTTTCTTGTATTGTAAATTCTTTAAAATTCTTCATACTCTTTTCTTTGCTTGTAATTCTTTTGCTATCCACTGTTTGGCTAGATAGTTATTTGGTGTTTTATTAATATATCTTCTAATATATTTTGAAGCTGTTGCAATTGTATTGGTTACTAATTCTTTTTCAGACCTATTATTATCCACAATTAACAAGTTTTGTGGTCTGAATATACTTTGAAAAGAACCAATGTTAGATTGTACTTTTATCCAACTATTCTTTACAATGTATTCAGGTATTGATCTAGGTCTATTCTTGTTTCTTTCTACTGCAACATCTAAACTTGTGTTTACAAAAATCATATACAATCATAACCAAGTGCTGTTAACATTGAATGTTGTCTAGAGATTATAGATTTATCACGACCAGTTGCGTCAATAACAAGACCTAATCTTCCTTTTACATAGGTATCTAATTGAGTATTTGCTGTAAGTTTTGCTCTGTCTCGTACTACGTTTCTAAAATATTCTTCTTCGTCTGGCATTTTTAAAGATAGGTTTGCTTTTAATAATCCTCTTTCAAAGATTGTATCCGAGTTTACTATTTTTAATCCTATGCCAGCAAAAGCGGCTTGTGTAACAAATGATTTACCTGAACCAGGTCCACCTGCTAAGAAGAAAGCTTTAAAAATGCCTCTGTCATAAACACCTTCATTTAGAAAGCTTTGTACTTCTTTTAAGTTTTTCATTACTCCCCCGTTTTTGTATACTTCTTATATTTTTTTGTTGTTTTTTTATCCACCACTCCAGCTTGACTTTGCTCTACCATTATTTCGTTCATGTCTTTAGCATAGTCTCTTATAGCATTAACAACTGCGAAAAGACCGTCTCGTCTTTTTGGAGTTAATACATCTATGAAACCTATT